GCCCCAACAGCTTGACGATCTCCGCGAACCCGGCCGCATCTGCTCCCGCCTGTGCCTGCTCGGACAGGATGCCACGGAATGCGACATTGCCCCGGGCGAACTTCAATTCCTCGCTGGTCAACTGCCCGACGCCGCCCGGCCCGGCAACCTTGCGGGCGATGTCCAGAGTCGCTTGTTTCTCGCGAACATCCATCAGCCCGAACTCTTCGCGGGCTGCGTCAATCCGCTTGCGGGTCTCCTCGATCAGATCACGCTCGGCCTTGGTGCGCTCGAGGATGATCTGGTTGAGGTTACGCTCATTGTCCAGCCGGGATTGCTGGACGCTGCCGAATCGCTCTTCGCGTGCTCGCGGAGTGTTGCGGGCGTTCTCCTGATTCCGCTGTTCTTCTTCCCCAACAGTTCGAACCAGCCGCATCAAGCCGGTCCCCGCTGGCCCCATCGCATTGAGGAGCATTTCCCCCATCCCGCCCCGGGGAAGTGCTTCATTGACCGCTGAATAGAACTCTTTGCCCGGCTTTACGAATGTTTCCTCGCCACCCGCTGCCAGATCGCGGATCAGTTCGGACACACCACCCAACACGACCTTCGGCGCATTGAATGCCGTGATCGTAGCCGAGGCAATAGAGAGAAACTTGTTCTCCATGCCACCGCCGAAGAATCCCCTAGACGCTGCTGCCGCTCCACCAGCTCCCCCGCCTGCCGCTGCCTTGGCCTGTGCTGTGGCCTGTGCCGCTGTCGCTGTGGCGTTCTTAATCTCTTTCGCGAGTGCCTCAACCTCGATGGCGACCGGCCCGCCGATCCGTCGCTGACCACGTGCATTACCATAGACCCCACGGATTCGGTTAGGGTCGTCTGGAATCATCCCGCCACCACCGAACCCGCCGCCCGCCATCATGCCACGCTCTGGCACGATCGGCCCGCCTCGGTCGATGAATCTGCCGAAGCCCCCGGCCCGCTGCAGGCCACCGCCGCCACCCTGCGCCACGGCAGCCGGAACGATCAACCCGCCACCAACGTCGACGGCCCCAGGGGGAACAGGAGCCCCTCCGCCACGCCGACCACCTCCGCCACCCTGCCCAGCCCCGAAGCCCTTTCCAGTCTTGCGGTAGAACGTGTTATACGCCGCCTCGACCCGTCTCAGGCTGTCGATGTAAGCCTTTTCAACCCGCTTGATCTCGGCCAACTGGCTGTCGACATGTCGCTTCTGTGCGCTTCGCAGTCGCCCGAGGAATTGTTTCTCGGCCTGCTCGATTGTCTTCTGGATCGCCTTGATGCCTTCGGTGATCTTCCGGGCATCCGACGACGCTTGGAAGTCCATCCGGACCTTGATCAGCACATCGGTCGAGAGATTAGCCACGACGTCCCCCGATCAATGCACCGACTGGACCAGCGACACGCAACGCCAGCTCCATCTCCGCCGAGTCGCTCGCCTGCCTGATGATGGCCGCGTTTCGCCTCACGATTGGATCGTCTGGGAACTGCCCCACGGCTCGGCACTCGCTGTAATGCTGGTACGCCTGCCAGTTCTGATCGGTCAACGCTCGGGATTGCTCGGGCGTCCCCTTGGGGCAGCCGTTCGCCCGGGTACGACATGGCGGGAGATTGCCGACGGGCCGGCGCACCGGCTCGCCTCGGCTCTTCATTCGCTCCCCCGTCTTCTCGTCGTACACGAACGCCTCGCAGTCCTGACAATCGCGGTGAGCGACTTCGGGGTGCAGGATTGTCAGCCGCACCCCCTCCGCTAGTTTTTTGCCGTGTCTCCTGACTCCACCGCTCCACAAAGCAGCGTCCACAGCTTCAGCACGAGGGGATTGACCAACCGCTTGACGCTATCGACTGACACTGGCACCGCCTCACCGCTGGGCCCTGCGATGTTCCACGATGTGACCTTGGCCGCGATCAGATCGCAAACCAGCCGCGTCCAGCCTGCTTCGTCCAATCCCTTGGACTTGGCCAGATACTCCGCGAAGTCGGCCGCCGCCATCGGACGATACGCAATCTGGATCTCGTCCCACAGTTCGCACGCTGGCAACGTCGTCTCGCGGGTGTAACCATCGGGGATAAACGGGGAGGGCATCGTGTCGCCTTATGCTGTGCTGTCGCTGGTGATGACCAACTCTTTCGTTGCTCCGCTGCTGCGGGCCGATCCCGACAACGTGAGGAGGATCTCCCCCGGACCACCAACAACCGGGGAAGCATCGGGGACCATGAGGGCCGCCACTGCAAATGTAATCGATCGGTTCCCATTCGTCAGCACGAAGGTTGCCGCACTCGCCCCGCTGGAGTTGATCCCGTACAGGTCCACTTCGTCCGAGGTATACGGCACCGTCAGAGACAGCGTGACGTCTCGGCCTTCTGTGTGAATGTCGGTCGCGGTCTGCGAGTTCGCAAACCGGCTGTTAATCCGGTTGTCGATCGTCAGTTCCCACTGCGTGACCGTCCGCGTTGTCCCCTCGATCGTGCAGACGGCATCAGACCAGACATAGGGAGGATCGGTCGGGGCTGAGATGCTAGGAAAAGCAGTCGCGGATACGACCTCCGTCTTGCCGGTCAACTCACAATCGAGCTCCAAGGGACCGCCAGCCGAAGCCCGAAAGGTCGCCCGGCCGATCTTGCAACCGCCGTAGACGAACCGCTTCGCCACGCGGTCAATGAGCACGTCAAACGCCGGGAGAGTCTCCGCGAAGGCGAAGACGTCTGTCGATTCATTCGCCCCCATGATGCGGGGGAGAATCAGGTCCAGCATCGAGGGTGTAGCGTGAAATTGCACGCCCCCGCTGACCCGATAGATGCTGTCCCGTGTTCGCTCGATCGGGATTGATCGCGTCCCACGAATGCCGTTCGTTTCGACGATCTCCTGCTGCTTCCGCAGACTCTCAGAGATGAACTCGAAGGACTCGGTATAAGATCCGACCGCTGTTCCAGTCGCCGCCATCGATAGGCGGGACTGGTGCCCCATGCTTGCATCAGCCATTGCTCAAGCCCTCGTTGAATTGAGTCGCTACGGCTGCCGCCAGCCGGTTTCCAATCTGTGACACCACTTGCCCATTCACGCCGACATGCGGGCGGGCCACCATTCGCAGACTGCCGTCCTTGTTCTTCGTGCCGGTCTGGTGGAAATGGGCGTATTCCACGGACGTCCCGAAGGTAAACCAGTTATCCCCGGTCATCCACACCGTATCCTGTGTTCCCTGCGGGGTTGTGAGACTCTCGAACATCCGCCCGGTATCAACCAGAATCGTCGAGTGCCCCTTCGCAGCGATTGTAGACGGTGCCAGAGGAGCCCACGCCACGCCATCGGGCCCCCGCTGCTCGCGATACATCTCGCGTTCAAACTCCTGCACGAATCCGATCGACTCGTCAAGGGCCTGTGTGTAGATCCCGTTTTCCGCATACTCGGCCGCTCGAATCACCAACTCCACCATCTCGCCCAGGCTGTCCAGTGTGGTCACGTCCGGCCCTCCCGATTCGTGATCCTCAGCACGAATCCCGACACGAACAGATCCCGGGCAAACGCCGTTTGATCGACGATTGCCAAGGGCTGGAGCGACATGTTGTAACCGCGCGTCGAGTCCAGCCGCTGATTAGAGAACGCCTTGCGGATCGTCTCCCGCCATGTCAGCCGCTGATCCAACCCCAGCCGTTGCTTGTCCATCGGCTCCTCTGCGTCGATCCGCAGAGATGCCACGAGGGCCACGAGGACGGGATAGACAACGTCGTCTCGCACATTACTCGATGCTGTGATCGTCTCCGCCCCGAACGGGCTGATAATCACTGCGGGCATTCGCTCCGACGGCAGGCGGGCAATCTCCACCGCCGCACTCTGGCAGATCACCACATTCGCCCGAGAAATGCCGGGTAGATTCAACGCCTGAACCTGCGTCTGGACTGTCTCCAGAATCGTGGTCAACTCGGCGGTCATTAGACCTGCCTCCGACAGATGACCGTGTAGCGCGTGTCTAGGGTGGCATGGCTCGCGCTCAGCACCCGCCACCGCACGTTAGAGGCGTCAATGATGATATCGTCGACCTGCACGCCCTTCGCGCCCGCCTGTGTGGCATTGAGACTGAATCCCTTCTCGTCGCCCACGATATCGATTCCTGCCGCGTTGAGTCGCTGCCGATTGACCACCCCACCCACCGCGTTATCGACGGTTACCGACGTGGCACCATCCGGGCGGATCTGCCGCAATGTGACAGTCTCGCCGTTGTCCCACAGGGTGTAGTCGCCGCCGATGTTCAGCGTCATGTGGTGGCCTCGCCCAACTCCTCAAACGCCCCGACCGCAGCCGCCTGCAACGTGTTCAGGCTCATGATCTGGCCGAGGATCGCGGTACGGTAGCCGTTCCAGTCGACCTGTTGCCCGTCGATGTTGTACGAGGGCTTCGGGTTGGCTGATTCGGTCGTCAACGCCGCGAGTAGGTTGCTGCGAATCGTCGCGATTTGCTCGGCGTCGGTCGGCATCAGACGGCCTCAATTTCCAGCTTCTTGCGGGTCAACACAACGCCGCCATTGCCATTGCCGTTGTACGCTCGAATGGCATCCTCGATGGTCTCCGCCTCAACGATCCGCCAGTCTCCACCAGACCCCAGGGGCCGCATCCGATACCGTGGCAACTGCACGCCGGGAGGGGTCTCCTCCAGCACTGCCACAGTCTCTACGCTCTCGGTCACCTGCTCGACAGGCTCCGCCGCTTCCGCCTTTTGCTTCGCCATGCTCTGTGCTCCAAAAAAGAACCCCCGCCAGCTTGTGGCCGACGGGGGCGTATTGTGTCGGCCGTCACGCCGCTACTAGGCAGTACACTTCACCATCGCGCGCGGCTCGATGGTCGCAAACGCACCCCTCTCAGACGCCTTGAACCGCATCACTACATCCTGCGTGAATTCCGCCTCGTTGTTGGCGGGAGCCTGCACCACGGTGAGGGGCCAGTTCTGCATGTAGCGGAACGCTCGCCGAGGATCGCCGAGGTACCAACTGGTATCCGTGTTCATTCGGGCCGCCAGTTGATTGGTCGAGACGATGGTGTAGTTCGTGATCGGGTTGCCGGTCTTGGTCTCCGTGGGATTGCCAGTGGTGGCGTACCCGGGAGTCGCAACCGTGATCTCCGTCGCATTGATGACCCGACGGGCAGTGTAGAGCAACTGCCGAGTACAGATCAGATGCGACGGATTCAGGAGGATCGGCTCTCCGGTCTCAGGGTCAAGCATCTGCGAGAACAACTGTTCGGCCGCGTCGATGTTCTTCCAGTCCACCAACGCATTGGACGCTGCCAGATTGTCCCACGTGTGCGTGCCGGAGTTGTCCCCGTATGTTGCGATCGTGGTATCCCGGTAGCGGTAGCGATGGTCGGTCACAGTCTCATCAATCACGCAATCTATCGCCCGCTTCTCTTTGTTCAGGCCGAGGGCCTCGCCGACTCGCCGACACCGATCCTCCAGCACGCCGGTACGGTCGAAGAAGATCGCCTCCTTGGTGACCTCGACGATCAGCCCCCGCTTGGTGGTCGTGGGCGTGTCGATGTAGGTCTGGGAGACACCAGCCTTCGGGTAGGGCTGGCCCTCGTCGACGATTAGTGCTTCGTCACCGATGCCCGAGATGCCCGGGATACGCTCGCCGTTGAACTGCGTGTTGACCACGGGGATGATCCCCGTGAACACGAAGGCTTCCTGCTCGTAGGCCTCCATCACGGCATTGTACAGGATCTGGCCGCTGATCTTCGCGAACTGACTGGACGCTACCACAGAGGCAGTTTCCCGCAGTTCGGTCGACCCGTTCTCACCCGGGGCGTACATCCCGACGATCTCACGACCATCTGGGACGAAGTTTTCAAACAGCTTGCGGATCGAGAAGTCGCCGAAGCGAATCTCCTTCTTCCGCAGTCCGTCATTCAGATCGGAGTAAAACCGATCGGTCTGGCCATCGCGTTGGGCAGCCTCGAAGAGACGCCGTAGTTGAATGACATTCACCATTGCTTAGCGCTCCTGAGTGCAGACGACGTAGTCCACGTTGAGGGTTTCGAGATTGGCTCCACCGTTCTTGACGCCCAGGCCAATTTGCATTTCGGTCGCCGAAGTGAAAATGTAATCGTGCTGGGTCACGGCCACGCCGTCGACGAAGAACGACACATAGGCGTTGGTGGCCGAATACGGCATGTACTCAATCCGCAGAGTCTGGTACGCCGCCCCGCCAGCAGTCACAGCCCGCTTCGCCAAATTGTTGACGTTCGCCGCTGTGAGTTCGTTGGTCGTCTGCGTCGTGCTATTGCTGGTCTCGGTCTGCCAGACAGTCCCGCCATCCACTTTGACGAACACCGCTCCGCTGTACGAAGCGGGAGGGCCAGCGCCGTTGTCCTGCAGTGAGTTCGCGCCCACCGCATCCAGCAGCCCCACGAGGATGTTCGCGTCGTCGGTGTTGGCCTCGGTGAACTGCACGCGGGCTTCAAAGAGCAAAGGCTTGTCAGCCGCAAACTTGAACACCTCGTTCGCCGACTCGATGTAGGCTTCGTCGTTGTCCGCCACAGTGCCGTCAGACGCCACGAGGGCGATGATCCCACCCGCCGCATCGCCAACGCTCGCCGTGCCAGAGTCGCTCAGCGTGGTCACCCAGTCCGCCGAGTCCACATCACGCAGAAAGTCGTCTTGAATCGTGAATTGGTGGCGGAGTCGCAGCAACTCCGGCAAACCGTCAGTACGTACTGCCATTGCTGGCCTCCTTAGTTGGAACGAATGGCAGCCAGAAACTGCCGGGGATCACTGGGATACGACACCGCCGCAGCCACCGGGGGAGAGACAGCCGGACGCCCGGCCCGCTGCGTCACCGGCCACGATTCGAGCAACGCCGCCCGTTTGTTGGCATCGACAGCCAAGAGGGCTTTGAGTCGCTCGGGGGTGACCTCTCGGCCAGACGACTCCAATAACTTCCGGGCGTCGTGATCGGCCTTGACCACCGCGAACCCCTCCATGAGGGCGTCCAGCTTGCTCATGATCGGGGTCAGCGATTCGGCCACCGCCTTCTTCACGTCGGGCATCTCCTGTTCCTCCATCTCGGGCTCTGACATCTCGGCAACCGGGGCCGCGTCTTCAGCCTGCAGCATCTCCTGCGCCTTGAGGATTGCCGCGATTTTCTTCATCTTCGCCGCTCGGTCACCGTCACCGGCCAGCACTTGGGACACCATCGTCGCGAAGTAGTCTTCGTTTTCTTTGACGGGCAGATCGGCATATTCGCCCATCCCCTCCGCAGTGAGGATCTTCTCCTCGCCCGCAGCCATCGCCGCTTCTCGAATCGTCATGCGTTGCTTCTCGCTTTCAAAAAGCCCCGCGTTAGTCGCCGGGGTCTGGACTAGATCAATCGAGTGAACCCGCTCGACGGTCTCCACAATCACCTGCTTCCCATCCATGCGGACGGTTCCCTCGGCATGATGACTCAGGCCAATTCGGTTCGGATTGCGCTCCGCTGCCTCTGCGACAAGTTCGGCCTGCGGATGCGACTTGAGGTAATGCAGGTCACCGTACACCGCGCCCTGCTCCTGCCGGACATTGCGAATCCAGCCGAACGCCTCGGCGAGTGGTCGATCTTTCCGCTCGGTCGCTGGATGGTCCACATTGACGGGAGCACCCTCGTACAGTCGGGCAGCCTCTGCCATCGCACGCGGGCTGTAACGTCGCCCGTTGCGGCTGTCCTGCCCCAGGATGCGTACCCCCTCGATCAAACCGGCTTCACGGTCGACACGTCGGGGGGCGATGGTGGTCTGCTCGGTGAGTCGCATATCCCGATTGTCACCGGATGCAACTCCCCCGCAATATCCACCCCGATAAAATGGGGCGTTCATACAAAATGCACCCTCGGGCAAATTTACCCAAGGGTCAGAGAACGCGGTTGCGGATCGCTGTCGGCTCGG